AACAGTGCTTTTGTTTTCATGAAGCGCCGAATTTGGGCGGGAGAGGTGAAAGCGGAAGCGATTCCACCATGGCTGAATGATGCGCATCGCGATGCGATGCAGTGGTTCTATGATGAAGCTCGGCGTCTAACCAAAGAAACGGGCGTCTCACACGTCGTTGACCATATTGAGCCGCTCAATGGTGCGCATTCTTGTGGTCTTCATGTTCCTTGGAATCTGCAAGTCCTGACTGACACTCAGAATAAGCGGAAGAAGAACAAGGAGGGCGTGTCATAAGCGACTTCAGCGATTTCATCGCTCAGATCAAGGAATGGCAAAACCGCGACGATTTCTCCGATAATCTCGTGACGTCTTTTGTCCGCATGGCTGAGCAGAAGATGAATGCCGAGCTTCGCATCTCGCGGATGATCTGCATGGCGGAGAATACCGTCACTCAGCGCTGCGCGATGCTCCCCGATAATTGGCTCGAGAGCGATCTTGTGCTCGTCGCGGCGACCAATGTTCCCGGCGGCTGGTTGCCGATCCGCTACAAGGCGCGCGACGAGTTTTTTCAAACGCCAGACAAATGGGCGACTAATTTTTACACGATCGAGGGCCGACAGATTTTCTTTGGCGGGACGCCAGACGAGATCGAGGGAATCGGGTTTCAAATCTATTATTACGCCGAATTGCCGGTGTTCGCGGACGACACCGACAGTTGGCTGTACACCAAATATCCGAATCTCTACCTCTCAGCGGCGATGATGCACGCGTACATGCACGCGGTTGGCGAGGAGCAGCAAGCGGCGCTCGCGAAACAACTCGCCGAGGATGAAATTGCGAAGCTGAATGACGAGTGGCGCATGGCGAAAGCCTCAGGCTCGAGGCTGACGCGCACCAGGACGAGATCGTTCGGATGACCGATCAATGGCAGACGCCTGACGGCACGCCGATTCCCGCGGATTGGACGCCTGGTCTGCCGCTGAGCGACGATTGGATCGCCGGATGCGGTTGCAGCGGGCCGTCGACCAAGACCTCGATCGTCGACGATATTACGATGACCGGCTCGCCGGCGACGATCACATCGGTGAATCAGGACCAGGCGTTATGGTCGCTCGTTCTCAACGACGGCACGCCTCAGGCTGATTTTGCGCTGCAGCGTTTCGACGACAACGGTGCGTTCGTTGACAGCCCGGTGACTATTGTACGCGCGACCGGTGTTGTCACCTTCCACGATCCGGTGATGCTGTCGCGCGATCCCGTCGCGAACCTGGAGGCGGCGACCAAGGAATACGTCGACGCCCATCCCGGAACGCCTGGGCCGCAAGGGCCGCAAGGCCCGCCAGGGGCGACGGGGCCCCCGGGGCCTCAAGGAAGCCCTGGGACGGCCGGCGCGACGGGTCCGCAAGGTCCGCCAGGGACGACTGGCTCCACGGGTCCCCAGGGGCCTCCTGGGCCTGTTCCTGAGGCTCCGACTGACGGGCAGCAATATGCTCGTCAGAGCTCGGCCTGGACGGTCGTCGCGAGCGGTGGCGGCGGCATTTCAGACGCGCCCAACGACGGCACCGCTTACGCGCGCAAGAGTCTGGGCTGGACGCATCTCACTCACACCGACATTACCGACTGGACGGCGACGCTTGCGCCTTACGCGCTGACCAGCGCAGTTCCGAATCCCGCCACTGTCGCGCCGATCATGGACGGCGCGGCGACGGTTGGAACGAGTACGCTCTATGCTCGCCAGGATCATGTCCATCCTAGCGACACGTCGCGCTACGCGGCCTCGAATCCGGCGGGTTATCAGACGGCGGCGCAAGTAACGGCGGTCTTGCCGGTTGCTTCATCAACGCTGCCGCTCGCCGCCGGCGCGGCGGCGGTTGGAACTGGGACGACTTGGGCGCGAGCCGATCACGTTCATCCTGGCACGGCTGGCGGGCTCACCGTCAGCGACACTGCGCCTGCCTCGCCTACGGTTGGCGCGTTGTGGTGGGACAGCGTCGGCGGGCAATTGTACGTCTGGTATTCGGACCCCAACACGTCGCAGTGGGTTCCGGCGACCAATACGCAAGGGCCACAGGGGCCGGCAGGCCCAGCATTAGCATTTCCGTTTGTGCCGGGATCGACCGGCCTCTATGTGACGCCGCAGCTAAACGGCGGTCCGGCAGCAAGTAGCGTCAGCATCACGGGCAACACGATCTGGCTACTACCATTGATAATCCCGGTGACCCGCACATTCACAAACGCGGGGATGTCGGTTCAGGGGTCATCAAGCGGCAGCGCGGCTATGATCGGCATTTATCAATGCCTGTCATCGGGCTATCCAGGCGCGCTCATTGCAAGCACAGCTCAGTTTACAATGGACAGTCCGGCGGACCTTTCGCCGGCTCTTGCAGTAACCTTGACGCCTGGTTGCTACTTTATAGCGTTTTGGGCAAATAATGCGCATAATATGCTTACTTTTTCAGTCAGTCAACTGGCCACTGTTCTAGGATATCAAATCCACGTCGCAGGACCAGTGGGCATAGTTGGTTATTCACATGCGCTGACTTACACAACAACGTGGCCAAATCTGACTTCGACGCCGCCATCTAGTATAATATACACCGGGAGCGTACCCACAATCGGTATTCTATAAGATGCTCGACTTTCCCGCCAGTCCCACCGTTGGTCAGCAGTTCACCGCTGCGGGCGTGACGTGGACGTTCGACGGGACCAAATGGACCGCGAGCGGGCTCGGCGTCGCTTATCTGCCCCTGACGGGCGGAACGCTTACAGGCAATCTTACCGTCGATACTTCCGCCGGCCCCAATCCAGTTGCGCTGACGCTGAACGCGCAGAACCTTCAAGATCGGGCGCTGATTGGAAGAGTAAACAACAGCCAAGTGTGGAAGATGTCGCTAGGCGACGCGACATCGTTGAGTAGCGGAAATGTTGGGGTTAATTTCTCCCTCACCAGCTACGACAACGTAGGGGCTGTTCTCGCGACGCCGTTGACAATTACGCGCAGCGGCCAAGTCACCATCCCCAATCTCAGCGCGCCGCAAGCGATTGGCGACAACCGCATCCTGAACCCCGACATGCGGATAGACCAACGCAACAACGGCGCGGCGAGTACGGCATTCGCCAACGGCGCTTATACGATTGATCGATGGAAATACATTTCGACCGGGGCAGGTCAATTCAACGTAGGCCGCAATTTGGGGCCTCCAGGTGTGTTTGCGCCTGGATTTCCTTACTGTCTTGGGTTCGGATCGCAATCGGCTCGCGTTCTTGCTGCTGGCGACACTTTTGGCATTAACCAGCCCATCGAAGCTGACATGGTGAGCGATCTTGCTTGGGGAACAGCGAACGCGCAGCCGGTAACGCTGTCGTTTTGGGCGCTATCGAACCAGACTGGGACGTTTAGCGGCTCGATCCGCAACGCCGATACCTCTACTCGTTCTTACCCGTTCACCTTCTCGTTGCCGACAGCGGGCACTTGGACGAAGATCGCTGTCAATATTCCCGGCGATACAGCCGGGACGTGGGCGGGAAGCGGCAACGGTCAGGGAGTTCAAATCGCTTTTGATCTTGGCTCTGGCGCGACTTTTCGAGGCTCGGCGAATGCCTGGACGGCAGGCAATTTTGTTGGCGCGACCGGCGCAGTCAGTGTCGCTGCTGTAAACGCGGGAACCTTCTATGTGACCGGCGTCAAGCTGGAGATCGGCTCTGTTGCAACGCCCTACAATCGGCAGTCGCTGACCAAGTCCTTGGCGGATTGCCAGAGGTATTATCAAACAGGGGCGTTGCAGACTTTCGGCTATGCTGCTGGAGCAGGGAATGCTGCTTCGGCGGTCTATCCATATCCAGTTGTCATGCGAGCTAGCCCAACCCTTACACCGACTTGGACAACACAATCTAACGGCACTGGTTCGTTGGGCGTTTCTTCAACATTGCCAACTGCTTTCTATGGAGTTTCAGCCGTAGCTACAGGTGCTGGTAACGTCAATTGTTCAGGCACCTTTACCGCGAGCGTGGAGTTATGACCTATAGCCAAATCTGGGACGCTATGCAGGGTCAAGTCAGCAATCAGATGATCCAGCGCGACGAGGATGGCGCGCTCGTGCCGTTCGATCCCGCCAACGTCGATTATCAGGCTTACCTCGCGTGGCTCGACGAGGGCAACGAGCCGACGGCGGCGACTATGCCGGCGACAGTGGGTTCGGGGGGGTAAGGCATTGGTCGAGAGCACAACTCAGCATTACGGCTGGACAAAGCCCGAAATCACCAAGTCGTCCTCGACCTGGGGGGGATTCCTCAACGCCGACTTAGACTCCATCGACGCCTTGGTGTTCGCCAATCAGCAAGGTCTGACGCCTATCGGCTCGATCACCATGTTTGGCGGCGCGACCGCGCCAGCAAATTGGCTCTTCTGCCAAGGTCAGTCGCTCTCCACTACTGGAACCTACGCCGCTCTGTTCGCGGTCTTCGGCTATGCCTTCGGCGGCTCTGGCGCCAATTTCAATCTGCCGAATCTGCAGGGCAAGTTTCCGCTAGGCGTCACCGGCGCCGCGGCGCCTGGCGCGGCGGGCGGGGCTTCCACTGTCGCGCTCGCGACGGCCAATCTGCCGGCGCATACGCACACCGTTACCCAGGTCGCGCACTCTCACTCCGCATCGCAGCCGGCGCACGTCCATCCTGATCCTGGCCATGCTCACACTATTAGCGATCCTCAACATTCACATGGCGGGGCAATCGTGTCGGGAGGCCAATACTCGCTCGGAATTGCAGGCGGCCTTCTCATCGGAGGGCCGAGCAGCGTCGCGCCGAATCCGACCAACATTCAAATCAACGCCGCGGTGACCAATCTTCAAGCGGCGGGCGCCGACGCCGTCACTGTCGCTGCAACTACGCCCTCAGGTCCGACCGCTACCGGCTCGGCCGGCTCCGGAACGCCGCTGCCGCTGCCGCTGCCGCCTTACCTCACGATCAATTTCATCGTGCGCTACCAATGAGCACAGACTTCAAACCGCTGACTTTGCCGCCTGGCGTCGTCGCCACGGCGACCAAGAAGATGCAGTCGACCAACTACGCTGAAGTGAACATGGCTCGCTGGGTTGAGGGTCAGCTTGCGCCGATCGGCGGACAGTCGAAGTACAACTACACCTTCGCCTCGAGATGCAAGGCGGTGCATGGATGGTATGACCTGACCCAGGTCTACAACGTCGCGTACCTCTGTGAATCCAATCTTTATGTCGATCGTGGCGGGACTCTCCTCGACATCTCGCCGATGCCGCCGATCGTTCCGCCGACGCCGCCCTCGACCGGCGGCTATGGCGACGCCGCTTACAACACAGGGCCGCCGGATACATACGGCACGCCGCGTACGATCGGCGCCGACGCGGCGATCGACCGCGTGCCCGACGCTTTCAGCCTTCAGAACTTCGGCGCGATTCTCTTGGCGATGACCTCCGCTGATGGACGGCTTCTCATGTGGGATCCGGCGAGCGCGCCTGGCACCAAGGCGGCTGTGGTGACGCCGGCCTCAGGTTCGACGGTGCCGCACGGCCGATGCTTTGTGGTGACTCCCGAAAGGTTTGTCCAAGTTTTTGGCGCAACTCAGGACGGGACGGCGGGCACGAACACGGGCGGTTCGTTCCGAAGGTTTGCGTGGTCCGAGCAGGAGGATTTCACCACCTGGTCGTATTCGGATCTGACGACGCAAGCGGGCTTCATCGACGTTGAGCCGGCGAGTCCGATCATTTGCGCGATTGCGACCAGAACCGGCACGCTCTTCTTCACCGCCAAGAAGGCTTACCGCTCGAGGTTTCTCGGGGCGCCGTACATCTATAACTACGACGAGCTCGGGGATAACTGCACGCCGTGGTCGCCTCAGTCGATGGCGACGACGTCGTCGATGGTTCTCTGGTTTTCCCAGCAAGGCCCCTACAGCTACGACGGAACGTCGATTCTCCCGGTGCAATGCATGGTGCGCGCCTGGATAGACGACGACATCGACCTGCTCAACGTGCGCGAGCAAGCGTGCGCGGTTCATGTCGCTAATTTCAACGAGTTTTGGTGGTTTTTCCCGCAGGGCCCACAGAGCAACCCGGCCGGCTACAACTCACGCGCGGTTGTGTACAACTATAAGGAAGGATGGTGGTCACAGGCAAGGTGCGCGCGCTCGGCGGGCGTTACGGCGAGTTACACTTCGCACACGATCATGGCGAACGGGCTCGTCGCCTATGAGCACGAGAACGGATTCGTTTACTGGGATTGCGATCTGCCGTGGATCGAGACGTTTGACCTCAACGTCGGCGGCGGCAAGCTGATCACCGTCAAGCAAGTGATGCCCGACATCGAGGGCGACATCACCAATGTTCTCTACTCGCTATTTTACCGCAACAGCCGCACGGTTGGGTTGCCCGAGCTCCAAACGACGCGTCAGCCGGTTCGCTCGAATGGCTATGTCGATTTCCGGACGACAGGGCGAGACATCCGTCTTCGCATCGACTTGGCGATTCCGGCGGGCGCGATCGTTGACGGAGTCGCGTCGGATGGCGGCGTTTATCCTGTGACGGTTGGGCAGCACCTAATTGACGTCGTACAAAGGGGAGACAGGTGATGGAGATCCGGATTCAGATCGAGCGTGCGCGGTATGACGAGCAGCATTTGATTAAACCGTGCAGCAATCCAAACTCGAATACCGAGGCGCGTTACATAGTTTCCTTTCAAGGAAAGGAAATTGGGCGTTGGCGCGATCCTGAATGCTCGGCGGCGCGCTATCTGGTCGACAACGGGCTGGCGTCCCGCGAGGACACTCTGCAGATATATCACGGCGACGATCCGCAATTTAGAGGACAGGTTGGCTGGCTGGCGAAACGGATGGTGCGAGAAGACGACACGACGTCTCCGACCTTTGTCAAATGGAAGCCGTTTCCCGATGCGCGGCGCCGTGCACAGACGCCCAAGAAGCCTCGGGGAGGGGGGGTATGATGGCCCACGCGCCCCAGCAACAAACGCCCCAGGCCGCGCGCATTCCGCCCGACGTACCGAGCGATCCGGCCATCAGTTCGTCGCTTGGGGTCTATCTCCGCAACTTTGCGCTCTGGGCCCGCAACGGTTTCGCGGAGCAGATGCGCAACAACGAGGCGCATCCTGGCTTGCTGGTGCGCGCCTACGACACTGCGCCGGGAACGAATCCGAAGATCTTCATGATCGAGGTTTCCAGCGCCGGCGTGATTCGCGCCCGACAGATCGGGCTCGGGGGCGGCAACGTATGAGCGCGCCGATCTATCACAAGAAGCTCGAGCGGGCGCTTGACTACCAGGGCGGGCTTTATGCGCTTTCCGACATTCTCGAGCGAATCGCCGACGGCCGAATGCAGTCCTGGGTCGAGGGCAATAGCTGGGCGATCACTCAAATCTCGGTTTTTCCCCGGCGAAGACTGCTCGAGATCGTTGCGGCCGTTGGCGATCTGGGCGCCTGTCGTATTTTGCATGGCAGAATTTTACAATTCGCCAATGACATGAACGTCGATCTGGTGGCGGCTTATGGGCGTATGGGCTGGACGCGGGACGCCGATCGCAACGGTTGGAAGATCAAGACGATTAGCTACCTCTACCACAAAGGACTGTAGCGATGGGCGGACAGACCGGCACGCAACAGCAAGAAACGCAGCAGACCACGCAACTTCCGCCGTGGATAAATGACGCGGCACAGCAGAACTATGCTTTTGCACAGAATGTCGCCGCGCGTCCTCTTCAGCAATACCAGGGCCAGATGGTCCCCGATACGTCGCCGCAACTACAGCAGGCGTGGAACACCGCGGCGACGGCCGGTAACGCTGGCGTGCCTCAACTGAATGCGGCAACGGCTGGATTCGCCGGCGCGCTTGGCCAAACGCCGATGAACGTCACTGCGGGTCAACTGTCTAAAACTAATCTACAACCGTACATGGATCCATACACACAAAGCGTAATCAATTCGTCTCTTCCTATTATGCAACAACAACTTGGGCAGACGCTCGCCGCCAACGCCGGCACCGCGGCGCAACAGAACGCGTTCGGCGGCTCGAGATTCGGAGTCCAGCAAGGCACGGCCCAGGCTCAGGGCGCGCTTGGCATGGCCAACATGGCCGCGGGCCTTAACCAGGCGAACTTCAACCAAGCGCAAGCTGCCGCGACCGGCGACATCAATCGCACGCTCGCAGCTCAGCAAGGCAACCAGACGGCGCAACAGCAGAAGATCAATTCAGACATCGCGGCGGCGCAGGGGCTGAACACGACAGGCCAGCAAATGGGTCAGTTGGCGAACAACGCCTTCACCATGCAGAACACCGCCGGTTCGCAGCAGATGGCGCAGGCCCAAGACCAGATCAATGCCCAGATGCAGAAATTCCAGCAAGCTTGGGGCTATCCAGCCCAGCAAATGGGGGTTCTGCAGTCGGCTCTCGGCATGACGCCCTATGGTCAGTCGACAACCGGCGCGAGCGACACGACGACGTACACGCCAACCAATTGGGCGGCGCTCGCAGGCGCCGGCATCGGCGCGCTCGGCTCGATCTTCCAGGGCAAGTCTGACAAGCGGCTGAAGAAGAACCTTCAGAAGCTCGGCGTGCATCCTGGGACCAAGACGCCGATCTACGCCTTCAACTGGAAGGGCGAGCCGCCGGGAGCGCCGAAGAGTCTCGGCCCGATGGCTCAGGACCTCGCCAAGACGGTTCCCGGCTCGGTCGCCAAGCATCCGCGCACCAGCGTGCTTCACGTCCATCCGGCGGTGCTCGGGGCGATGGCGCGGCCGGCGCCGGCCGGCACGCTCGGCGCGATGGCGATGGGCAAGCCGACGCCGATGAAGCTGACCCAGCATCGCCGGCGCGTGCGTCCGCCAATCATTCACGGAGCGCTCGCCGGTGGCTGACGATCGGCCGCAATACCAGCACGGCACCGGCACGATCGGCGGCCAGACGTTCCACTGGGGCTCGGGCGAGCCTGGGCATTACTGGTCGATTCCGTACGGCGACTATCCCGTCACGCCCGACGCTCCAACGGGGGATTGGGCGCATCGGGCTGGGGCGATTCCGATCGCCAACAACGTCATTGCGGATCCGCAACTCGGCCGAAACCGCATCGGCATTATGATCCATTCCGGATCCGCTCCGGATCTCGACACGCTGTACACGCAAGGTTGCTTTAAAGTCGCGCCGTCGGAGTGGCCGGCGGTTCGCCAGGAGATCCTCTCGGAGGCGAAGAACGGTCCGCTTTACCTTCATGTCGCGCCTGGCGGCGTAGCGGCGTTCACCAACACGCCGACATTCTCGCAAGCCGGCTCTCAGACGCCGGCGTCGAACGCCAACGCCGTGGCGAACACAACCGCCCATACGGCCGTCGCCGCTACGCCCCCTGGGACGACGATCAACGCCGCCAATGCGCCGGTTGCGGGCGCGCTCGCCAACCAAGGTCCAGAGACTGTCGGTTCTAATCCGGCTTACACGTTCACGCTGCCGAAAAACGCGCCGATGGGCATGGGCAACAATAATCCCCTGAACATCAAATATTACAAAGGCGCGGAGAAGGATCATCCCGGTTTGATCGGACCTTCCGAGAATACCGATCAGGGCGATCCGCAAATGAAGTTTGCCTCGCCAGAAGCGGGCTGGAACGCGGCGTACAATCTTCTGAACAAGAAATATTCACGCGGTATGACGACGCCGAATCAGATCATCGCCGGCCAGGGCGGTTGGACGCCTGGCAATACGCAAGCCGCGGCCAATGTCGCGAAGGCCGCCGGCATCGGACCGGATGACGACATCAAGTTTAGCGATCCCGATCGCGCGAAGGCGTTCATGCGCGCCCTCGTCACTCAGGAGCAAGGCGCGGCGGGCGCCGCCTATCCGGATGAAATGATCGCCGCTTCAATTGGAGGGAATGCGCCAGCCGCGGGCGCGCCAGCCGCGGTCGCGCCTATCGCGCCGGTTTCCGCTGGGCCGGCGGTGGCGTCGGGCGCCCCTGCCACGGCCGCGCCGACTGACGATCGGCCGTGGTATGCGAAGGCGTTCGGCACGCTGATGGAGGGCAAGGACGGCAAGAAGTCGCCCTTCGAGCAATTCTCGGATGCGATGGTTGGCTCAGGGCCGAAAGAGCAACAGGCGGCGATGGAAGCCCAGGCGCCGGCAAAGAGCGCGCTGACCGCGCAGGGTCCGGGAGCACGCAACGTCAGCCCAGGGCTGCAGAACGTCGCGCAGACCTACGGACAGACTCTAAATTCCTTTTCACAGCCTTTGACATGGAATAGCGCGCCTCCCCAAGCCCCTACGATGCCCGCTGCCGGTCTTCAGCCGATGCTGGCGCCTGGAGTGTCGCTGACGAGCGTCCAGCCTCTGCCCCAGGGGATTGGCTACGGGATTAATCCAGTGGGCTACGGCTTTGGTTGAGAAGGTATAGTCATGGCTGACAATCCGGATATCAAACCATACCCGCTTCAATTCGACCCATCTCAATGGGCGAACCCTTACACGCAATGGAACAAGCAGGCGCTGCCCTTCATGGGGCAATACGCGGGCGTGCCGACCGATGCGCGCGGCAATCCAATTCAGAGCTACCTCGACGCGCAGACCGCCGCCAAAGCGGCTCAAGCCGCGGCGCCGCCCGTGGCGAGTCCTGGCACAACGCTCAACACCAGTCCGATGCAGCAGGCGCCTCAATTCGCCGGCTACATGAATGGAGCAAATCCCGCTATTCCATCGGCCCCCGCTTTCGGCGGCAGTCAGTATGCCGGCAGTCAGTATTTTGGTCCGTCGCCGGTCTTCATGCCTGCGTCTCAACAGCCGGCGCCGGTGAAAGCTGCCCCTACCGCTCCCGCCGGCCCTGACATGAACGCCGCTTATCTCGCGGCGCTCGCGAATCCCGGCAAGGTGACCACGCCTGGCGCGACCGTGGCGCAGAGTCCGACGCCTTCCGCGCAGTCAGGCGTTCTGCAGCAGTTCCTCCAAAACTGGAAACCCGGCGCTAATCCGGCCGGGAATTACAATCCCAACCTATTTCCAGACGCTTTGAGGGGGCAGGCGTGATGCCCACTCCCTTCGACCTTCTCTCCGAGCAACTCGACGATCAGGCCGATCCAGACGACCAGCTTCGCCTTCTGATGGGCCAGGACCAGGGCGCCAATCTCGCCGGCGGTCCTGACGCTCAACCGGACGGTCAGACTCCGCCATCCCAAGGCGGCGTTGGCGCGCCGCCCGGCGCCGCCGGCATGCCCCAGCCGATGGCGCCATCTCCCAACGTTCCAGGCCCGCTCTCGGCGCTCGCCCGCAAGACAGTGCCGGCGAAGGGCAAGCCGCACATTCGCCTGATCGCGAAAAAGAAGAAAATCAAGCCGCACATCAAACTGAAGGCGTCCGCATATGGCTGAGCTTACCGGAGGCGCTGGGGGGCCATTCGCGCTCATCCAGCCGTTTATGGGCGAAAGCGCCCAGGACAAGATTCGCCATTATCTCGACCAGCAAGCCGCGGCGAACGCCGGGGCGGTCGCCGGCGATCCCAACGCGCCGTTCAGCGGCGCCTATGCAACGCCGCCAACTGGCGCCGCGCCGGCCGGCCCGCCGCCGATGGGCGCGGCCGCGCCTGGGCCTAACGAGCCAAAGACCGCTCAGACGCCGGAAAGCTGGGGCTCGATGCTGATGGACCTGCAGCAGCAGAACGAGGCCCAGGCCGGATTCAATTCATCGATCGGCATGGGGCTGGCGGCGTTCTCGCAGCCGCGCGACCGCGAGATGGTTTCGAAGATGTTCAATCCGGCGAGTCCGCCGCCCGATCCGTTCAAGATGGGCGAGTCGCTCATGAACATGTCGAGCATGCAGCAAGGCCAAGATCGAGCCAATCAGATCGCCCGCTTGGTCAACGGCCCACAGGGGCAGGCTATCGCAGATGCGATGCACATGGATTTAGCTACGCTGAGGGCCGGCCTTGTCACCGATCCAGGCATGCCAGCCAAGATTGCCCAGGCGCTCGGCACGCCGACCGACACGATGCGCAACGCCCAGCAAATCGCCGTCCAGATGAAAGCGGAGGGACAACCGCAAGCCGTCATCGATCGCACGGTTTCGCTTGTCCAGACCGGCATGCTGCCGGATGTCGCTCGACCGATGGCAATGGCGGAGATCGCCTGGAAGCGTGACAACCCCAACAAGCCGTTGCCTTGGACAGAAGGCGATCCTGCTTCGTTTGCGCGCTACAACACTACCGTCGCAGCGCGCGAGGATCAGCGTCAGGAGGCGCTTGGCAAGCGGCCAGGCGTAGATCAGAAGCTCGGCAACATCGAACAGCAGCTCGACGAGATCTCGAAGAATCCGGCGTTGCCTGGCCTGATGGAGAAAATGACGCCGACGACGGGATCTTGGTCAATCATCGCCACAGGGCCCGCCGAGCGAGCGCTTGCGCAACAGATCGATCAGCTAGCGTCGGAGAAATACGTCGAAGGGCTTTCGGATCCCAACATGGGCAACCGCAAGACTCAGACGGAAATGACCTATGTCGGCAAAGCGCTCTCAGGCGTATTGAACGCGCGCAACCTCAAGCTCCCCGATTTCCAGGCCGGCCTCGAGCGGCTGAAGGAGCAGGTCAAGGAAACGCATGCCAACGCCTATGGGGAATCCGGCGACTTCACTGGCATGAATCCGGACCTGAACGGCTATCTCAACGACGCTTACCGCAAAGGTCCATTGTCGGAGGGAATCAAGAACGCGCCTCAGCGAGTTCCGCTCGACGATGAGGCGAAGACCTATTGGGCGAATGGGCTCAAGGCCGGCACGCCAAAGTCGACCATGATCCACATTCTGCGCAGAAATAACTACGATACGTCGAGTCTTCAGCCTGAGATGCAGTGATGGGCAAACTCGAGGACGACCAGAACAAACTGTATCCTCCCGGCTCTCCGCCGCCGCCAGGCCAAACGCCCGCGGCTCCGACGCCGGATGCGCAAAACGCCGTCGATCCTCTCATTGACCAGCAAAACAGGCTTTTCCCACCGCCAGCGCCGTCCGACGCGGACATAATTGGCAGCGGCTGGCAGAGCCACAACTTCTGGAATTTACCGCCTGGAGTTTCGCAGGGAGACTACTGGCAAGCGGAAGGCCGCAAGATCGCCGGCGAGCTTGGCAGCGGGGTATCGAATGTCGCTAAGACGCTGGGCGACGATCTTACGCTTGGCTACGGGACAGACGCCCTTGCGAATCTAAGAGGAGCCGATCCTCAATCTTATCGGGACGAGGTTACACGGGCCAAGAGCGAACTTCGATATGGCGCTCCAGGCCTTGAGGCAATGTCCTTCTTGGCGAGTCCGTTCCGCGCACTACGCGCTGGCTCGGCGGCGGAAAAACTTGTCGCGCCGGTGGCTTCTAAGCTTCCAGTTGCTCCGGAAACCGCGGCCACAATCGCTAAGCGCGTCGGTGATTTTGTCGAAGGAGGAACGTACGCCGGCGCTAGCAGCTATGGGCATGGCGAGCGTGATCCAACTCAATTAGCGACGGACACTGCCGCTGGTGGAATTTTGACCACGGGGCTTGGCGCGGTCAGCGACTATGCAGCGCCGGCGGCGAAGTGGCTGCGCAGCAAGGTTTATGGCACGCCGGAAGGCACGCCTCAGGAGATCGCCGCGGGGCCGCCGCCTGGAGCTCTCCCGCGCACGCCTGAACAGTATCAGGACGCTAATCAACTGAACCTGTGGCGCTCTCAGGCTGCACATGACATGGCGCCGAGTCAATCGGATGTCGGTAGCTATGCTAAATCCGTTTATGGCGACGATCCAGCTCAGTGGCCGGAAGCGTTGCGCGACATTCACAAGGCGGCGGGTAAGGAGGGAGCTCCGAGCCTAGCGGCGCGAATTATAGGACACTCTGCTACCCAGGCTGGAACGGCGACGGCGCAATATCTAGGGCTTGGGTTAAGTCCGGAAGTCGCAGCTGTTCTGCATCCGGCAGCGATAATGGCGACAGAAAAAGTTTTGCCGGCGGTGACGGGCTACGGCAGCGCGCCGGTGAAGGGGGCGCTCAGCAACGCCTATCCGGCGCTGACTGGCTGGCGACCGGAGATGACCACGCCGGATTGGCGGTATTAATGCGGCCTCGAGAGAATCAAGAACCCGATGGCGGCAAGCGGGAGCCCGAAGGCGAGACTGAGGGCAAAGCTGCGAAGATTAAACGGCGCGGGGGGATTGTTATTCCGTGGGGGGTCCGGAAGAAAAAGGTTGGCGCAGATAGCGAAAAGACCAATTCCGCCGAAGACGATGAGCGGCGATAGATTATGCTCTGTCACGGCCGTCGCTAGGATTCCGAAACCGATTATGCCAACCTGGACAACGCAAAAGAGCTTGCCAAAAAAACCAAGCTTATGAGGATTGCGCGGGGTGCGATAGCGCCGCTGTGGCGGATAAAGCACTAAAAGCGTAATCATTCCAATGGTGAGAAGCCAAGAAGCGGCGGTAAGCGTGAGCATTTGCGTTGTCCTTTCGAGCACCTTATCTAGTGCGTATCGGAGTCCTTGTCAAGTGATTGGAGAAGAGCGGCCCGATCACGAATGAGTTGATCGCGCGCTCGCGTGAAGCTGGCGATTGCCTTGTTCATTTGAGCAATTTGCCAATCGTAGACGGCGACGTCAGCGGAGCCGCGGGCGACACGTCCGCCTTCTGAATCAGGAATGCTGCCGTCGTTCCAGTCTTCGAACAATGCGGATTGTTGATTTGGAAGCACTGTTTTGACGGCCCATTTTGCAAGCCTTTCTGCGCCGACCGTTTCAGCTTCCTTGCGCTCTTCAGCGTCTAGATCGCCAATTGCGGCAAGGGCATCTTGCCAATGGATGGTTGTAGACTCGGCCTTCATGCTTTTTACGACACCTACCAGATGTTCAGATAAGGGCTTTGCCATGATGTTGCACCAATCGTTGACATACGTTATGTTTAGAGCGTTATAAAACGTTGTCAAGAGAACGTAATCAAAACGGGTGCAAGGCATGAAAACGACGCTTGGCCGGATTCAAAATGGTATTCTGACCAATCTGGCTGGATGGGGAAAGTCTTCGGCGACTCAGCTAGCGCTTTACATCTATGGTTTGTACAGCCCGACGGCTAAGGTTGAAGCGCAGCCAACCGAATCGCAAATCGTGAGCGTTCGACGCGCGTTGCGTGCTCTGGAACGAGAAGATGTTGTCAGACCAACAAAATATTTTAGAAACGGCGAACGATGCTGGGAATTGACGGGGAAATCTGTTCCTGCTCCAGAAAAGAAGAAAAGGCGACAATCTTCTAAGCCGCGCCTCTCCGTTGTCTCTCCTGAGTAGTGTCCTTTCGAGTACCTTATCTAGTGCGTATCGAGTGGATCGCAAGTGGGGCCGGAAATAAAATTCCGGCCCCTTGCCTGTTACTCGGCGGCTTCGGCCTGAGGTTGAGCCGGCGGCGCCATCAAGACCTGAAAGGCGGCGTCAAGGTTTTCGTTGGTGCCCTTCAGGCGCCAGGTGTTTGAGCCGGCGTTGACCGCGACCATCTTGAACCAGGCGGGCTTGGCGTTGTCGCGAAGGAAGTCGTAGGGGCTTGTGACCGTCGCTGCGAGCGCGTCCGTCCAATCGAAGGGCAAGAGGAACCAATCGACCTTCGCCAGATATTCCGCCATGTCCGCCAGGCTGATGGCGTTCACTTTGGCGTAGCGGAAAGCGCGCATCAGGATGCCGAATCCCGCTCCGCGCATGAGCACGCAACCGCCCATCTGCTTGCGGAACACCGCGGGCGTGCTTGAGCCGTTCACCAATTGCTGGAAGATCGGGACGCGCGCGACGAGCTCGTCGAAGAACTTGCCGACCTCGACCGGCGCGGACTCCATCAGCTTGGTCTTGTCGGCTTGGGGCAGCTTGTCGAAGTCTTCGATGCGTGCGCAAAAGGCGTTGATCAGCGAGCCGCGCACGGCGCTCATCGACCAGATGAGGACGGAGTTTGACGACAAATTGACGGACGGACTTGTCGCATCGACGAACTGGTGAAGGAACTGGTTGCCGAGAACGAGGCCGCGCGCCGCCTTCACGACGATGTTGCGCAAATCCCAGGTCGCCTTGACCGACTCCGTCACCGGCTTCGCTTTAGCGAGGTCCGTGAAGTCCTGATGCTGCATATCGCTTGAGGCTTCAAAGACGAAGGTGCAGCCGACGCCGTTGGAGAGCAGAACGTCGATGCCGTCGCCGCGCGCTTTGACGAGGTCTTCGAGGGAGCCTGAGCGGTGGGCGCCGTCAGAGGCTGGCATTCTGACGCCGGTGGGCGGGATAAGGATCGCCGGCCAGGCGAGCGTCTCGTTGTCGGTGATAAGAAGAATCAGTTCGGCCTTTGGCATTTCCTCAGTCCAGCCGATGCCGTAGTTCAGCATGAAATTCGGAAAAACCCACTTGTCGCCAACGAATGCGGTTTCCTTCAAGTAGTTTTTGATGGCGACGCGCTGATTCGGGACGTTGGGGCGATTGGGATGCTGGGTGAGTTCTTTGACGCTTGAGCCGCGTTTAGCCTGATCGATGGCGACGATGTTGAGGTAGTCGTTCATCGGCATGGTGGTGAGGAACTGCAGCCGATTGCCCTGCTTCATGGCTGAGCCAAACCAGTAGTTCGATTGTTTGTTGAGAACGACCGGGCGATTGAAAAAATCGGCGGGATCGCGGATAACGGTAATGATAAGCCCTTCGGGCGTATCGACGGAATCGAGGATGCGGATTTCGTCTGCGGATGTCATGATTAGCTCCATTTCGTAGCGGCGGCGTTGTTACAGCAACGCCGCCGACAGATGAGAACCATACTCGGCGTTGCATGTCAACCGCCTAATCGATAAAAAATCGTCATACCGGCTCAGCCGCTCTCAGCTTGCTGAACACCGCATCGTACAAATCCTCTTTCTGCTGCAAAGCCTTGACCACGCGCCTGTCAAGCTCAGTGCCGCTCAGATCGATGTAAAGGACGTTCTCCCCGAATTGCCCGCGCCGGTGAATCCGGTCCTCGTCCTGAGTGCGCGTGTCGAGCGAATAGGAAGATTCGAAAAAGACCATCGTCGAGCAATGGTCGCGCGGATTCTCGCCGGCTAAAAGCGTGTGCCCATACTTGATCGCCTCGGCCTGGCCGAGCATCAGCCGGCACTCCGGATCCTCGTTGAAACGCCGCTTTTGCTCGGTCGTTTCCTCTGGTTTCATTTGTCCTTTAATGTGCGCCGGGAAATGCGCCTTCAACGCCGAGGACAATATTTCGAACGTATACCGATGACGGTAGATAACCACGACCTTGCCCTCGATCTGACCGAGCAAATCGATCAGGACCGCAAGGCGCGGATTCGCCTCAGGTTCAACCAATACGCGGGGATTCCCATCCTCGTTGAGAATAAAGCCACACTGAATCTGCGAGAGTTTCTCGTATTTGCTCACGGCGACATCGACGGCGACAACCTCATTATTCTCGAGCTCGAGCAAAAATTCATCGCGCATTTGTTTATACTGGGCCGCTTGTTCGCCCGACATTTCATAGCTTCGAATGGTGAAGTCCTTCCTCGGCAGCGCCGGAAGCCACTCGCTCTTCCGCGCCTGAAAGATTACTGGGGCCATGATCCGTGCGAGCGTATCGGCCTCTTTGACGCCCACGACTTGCTTGTTTTCCCAGCCTCCCATCTGACAGAACGTGTTCCTGAAGGCCCAAAATTTGACGCCCTGAAACAAGCCGATCGCGCGGAGTTGGGGATAGAGGTCATGTGGCCCTTGTGTCTGGGGCAACCCCGACAAACAGCGGACGATTTTTGCTTCTGCCGCCAGGTTGAGCGCCGCCTTGGTCTGCTGAGCATTGTGAGTTTTGATCTGAATTGACTCGTCGAGCGCCAGCATCGTTGGACGAACCCGCATCCACGCCATCACCTTGAGCATGATTTCGGGCGAGCGCGCCGCTTCGTAATTGAGGATCAAGACCGGCGGGGCGCTGTATTTGACGATTGAAAGCCAAACGTCGTTCCGCTTCGAGCCGGAAACGTAGACGTAAGCCTGAAAGGTGAATCCGTGCTTGTCGATTTCCTCGATCCAGCCTGGCTTGAACGAGTTCGGCGCCACGACAACCAGACGTGTGACGTTGCGGGCATTCGACTCGCGTCGAAATTCTTCGAGAATAGTTAAAGTTTTTCCGGTGCCCATCTCCATAAAATAACCGACGCCAGGCTTGCCCTTTGCAAACTCTAAGGCTGCAATCTGAACAGGATCAAGTATGGTCATCAGACTTATTTCGCCTACGCCTTACACTTCTTTCACACAAGCAGTTTTTGCACTCATGATGTTTTGAATTTGTGCCTTTATTATAAAATTTATCTAGCGGTAATACAGCTAGACATGTTCGACACGGTTTATGCCAAATGCCATTACGTAATTCATAGCCGCCGGCCTTTGCTCGTCGATGCATTCGAGCATGTTCGCCTTTAGGCTTAAGCTCGAAATTCTCTAAAATATTGTTGAGCTTGTTTTCGTCGCAATGGTGAACGTCCATTCCCTCTGGGATTGGACCGTAAGCCTTTTCCCACATCAATCGTTGCTCCGAGATCCGCCTTCGCGGCTCGCCTTTCCGATTGATGTAAAAATAGCGATAACCGTCTCGATCAATCGTTCCCTTCACGGCTCAGATCTCGGCGGAAACTCGCGAACCAAGCTCCGGATTCCGCGCTCGATATCGAGCGGCGGCGGCACGGCGTTCGGATCGTCGGTCCCTAGCCTCGCCGCTTGGGCAAAGCCGATAATCCCGTCCCAGTGCAGTCCGTCGCCCGAGACGGTGCGCGCGATCGATGTGGCTATCTGATCGAGCGATTCCTTCGCCGCCGGCGTCAGATCCGCCCAATGAGCGCCGCTTCGAATCTGATGCTTCATCGCCTGGGCAATGCCGGCAAAGCTCATTTTGTCGTTACCCATCGCAGCCAATCTCGCAAGGTTTCGGCGTGCGACTTGTAGCCGCCGCCAGGGGGGAAGGAATCTGCCTTCATTGCCTT